CCGTTTGCCTTATGATATGCAGAAAGCTTCATCAAAGGAAGATTAGGGAAGTTATGACCGTCAACATCAATAAGTCCAATTTTCATCATAACTCCTTCCCGTGCAAAAGCAGCAATCTATACAGCTCCTCGATTGTCTTCCGCCTGTACCCCTGGAAATCTTTCCGCTGCATTGGGATGTACTGCACCTGGCTGATCCGGTCATATCCAATTCCAAGCGTAAGATTCGCGAACAGGGCACTCGATATCTCCGGGCA